CGTGAAAACAAGGGGTTACAGCGTGTATTAAAAATCACTTTACTCGGTTTACTTCCAGGGCGTATAAGGGCGGTACCGAATTGTCATGTGCAGAGAGGGTCAGGAATTAAATGAGCATTCCGCAGCAATCACTTCCCCGAATCCGTCTACGTGGCAACGCCTCTCCCAGTATTCCGTACAAACCTGGTCGTCATCTATCAGTCAACAAAGCACGACCACATTTAACGGGTAATCAGTTCGCGCACAACGCGCGGGTAGTCAAGCTTGCGTTCACCAACGCACTCAGTAAACGTAGCCGTGGTGACGCGATGAAGGCACTGGAGGAAGTAGCGGGTAAGATTATCAAGCTCGCAATGAAGGGTCACATACCGGCCGCAAAGGAGATGTTCGATCGTCTGGATGGCCGTCCTGCGCAAATGATTATTGGTGATCCGAATCAGCCGATCACGTTCAAGAACGTAACAGAGATGACAGATTCTGAACTTGAGCAGATAGCTCGAGGTGTCACTATAGATGGGGAATCGAGGAGGGATGGGGCGTGAATTACCGTAAACACTATAACAAGCTAATCAAGCGAGCACGGAATCGTAAGTTGGTGGGCTATAGTGAGCGGCATCATGTTAAGCCTCGGTGTGTTGGTGGGGATAATTCTAAAAAGAACATAGTCAGGCTGACATCCGAGGAACATTTTGTTGCTCACCAGTTGCTAGTGAAGATGTATCCTGGGTGCCATAAGCTCGCCTACGCAGCAGGCTTAATGGCGAGTAGAGGGTACACAAATAAGGTCTATGGTTGGCTACGTAAAGCGATGCTTGGGAATACTCTTTCTGATGAAGGGCGTGCCAAGGTGTCTGCAGCGAGGAAGGGCAAGAAGCTATCACCGGAGCACTGTGAAAAACTATCTATATCTCATCGTGGGCATGTTAATTCACCAGAAGCCTGCGCGAAAATATCAGTTGCGCTTTTGGGTAGAAAGCGTTCACCAGAAGCATGTGCAAAAATATCTGCTGGGAACATTGGTAAGGTTCTTACTCCAGAACACTGTGCGAAAATCTCTGCTTTGAAGAAAGGCAAGCCACTGTCAGATCAGCATCGTGCAAATATATCCAAAGGTGGTTTAGGTAAAAAGCGTTCGCCGGAAACGTGTGCTAGGATTTCTGCTGCCAGACGTTTGCGACCATCTCCGATGTTGGGGAAGCACCATTCTCCAGAAACTAAAGCAAAGCAATCAGCGTCGTCTCGTGGGCGTGGCTTAGGTCGGAAGCTTTCTGCTGACACTATTGCTAAAATGTCTGAGACACAGTGCAGACTTGGGGTTTGGGTTGGAAGGAAGCACACTTTGGAGTCACTAGCGCAGATGTCGGTATCGCAGCTTCGTAGATGGCAGAGAGAACGTGGGGTTACGATACAGGGTACAGCGGAGAGGGTTTAAATCACATGACTAACGTTGCGATGAGGAAGACGCGTCATCCGAAGACTATCGTTAAAGAATGTGGTGTATGGCGTACATTTTTTGGGGTATCGGTGTTTGTTAATAAAGGCTCGTCACTTGATCAAGCTATGAAAGACGCGGGTTTACCTCTTTTTAGTGACGCGAAGTGGTTAAGAATAATGATTAATCAATGGTAAGCGGAGAGGGTTTAAATCATGACACAGACAGTGATCAAGAGATTGGAAATGAGGGCGAATTCATTGAACAGACGGATACGAAATCTGGCCGAAGATGATAGCGATGGCGTGTGGCGAACACTTCCCGGTGGAAGGCGGATTTTTATCCGGAAGGGTGAGGGCCTTGACATTGCGTTGAAAAGAAGTTTAGGGAAAGGTGGAGGTCAGTCAACTAAAAAGATTGATTTGGTACGTATTGGGCGTATTGCTGATAGGTGGATGAAGGATGTGTCTCGGAAAAATCACGATGATGTTATTCATATGACTAAGACTGAGCGCACAACTTTAGTTGATGCTCTGTCGAAATTGCAGGGGAAAGGTGTTAAGCTGACTCCTGATTTTCTGGAGACCGTGACAAATGGTAATCCTAACGCCCCGTCTTGGAAGGTGAGATTCGGGTCAGCAAGTGCTGCGGCCAGCAAGGTTAGAGACATCTTTGCTGACATTTACTGGGGATAGATGTTTCTGGTTAGGGTATAGGATGAAGTTGTCCATCATCGTCGCCACCAACCGTCCGCAGCACTGGCCACGCCTGTGTGAGTCATTATCGGAGAACGACGTGGAGATGGAAGTGCTGTTTGTTGGCCCGGCGGACTTTTACGCTGCTGAGTTACCTGTGCCGGTGAAGCTGATCGCGGTGAGCACTAGCGTACCACCCGCACAGTGTTGGGAGATAGGCGCTCGGGCGTGTGACGGGGACTTGGTGGCGTTCCCACCCGATGACTGCGTGTTCAGCCCCGGTTACTTGGATGCGGTCGTTAAACAAGCCTCTGCTAATCACGTTCCACATGACACCTTTTCCGGCCGCTATTGCCAGAACGGACGCAAGGATGAGCACGCACAGCGGTTCTGGTCCAATTCCAATATGCCACTCATGCCTGTGGGTGGGTTCTCGTTCCTGGATACACACATTGCGATGGGGGGCATAGACCGGCGTTTTAAGGGCGTGCTGTGGGATGTGGACTTGTATATGCACATGTACCAGTGTGGTGGTCGGACTACGATATTGGAGGACCATACGTGTGATGAGCTAAACAATGCACACCTGCTCGTGCAACGTTGTTATGCCGTGGATCGTGCGGTGCTGGATTCGTTATGGCCATCGGTGATCAGCCCAGACATGATCAGGCGTGATGCAAGAAGGTCTTGGACGGAAGCAGAAACACGGGTAGAGGAGATGACGGCGTGAAACTGCTTCTCATTCTGTTTGCCCTTTACACTGAGCTAGTACTTGGCTGTTCAATGTTTGCACACGGGCAACAGCAGCCCGTCACTCGTGGTGCACCCATCGATGTTCCCCCACACATCCGTGCGCAGGCGGAACTGGAACTACGGCGCAGGTACGAGCCTGCACGCACTACGCTAAAGGGTTTCATCACGACGACTAAGTCAGACATGCTGTTCAACTGGTTCCACGACCGGGTGTGTACGGAGCTGGATCAGTTTGTAGCAGACGTGCTTGTCGGACGTCATCCACGTCTCATGCTCATCGCTCCTCCAAGGCACGGAAAGAGCGAGATGGTTTCTCGTCGTCTCCCTGCGTACATCCTCGGTAAGTTTCCTACTTGGCACGTGATCGCGTGCTCGTACGCGTCGGACTTGGCACAGCGCATGAACCGTGACGTGCAGCGGGTGATCGACACCGATATGTACCGCCGTGTATTCCCCGAGACGCGGCTTAACATGAAGAACATCGCCACGCTTTCTGGACAGCCCCTGCGCAATGCACATATATTTGAGGTTGTGAAACACCTGGGTTCCTACCGCAGTGCGGGTGTGGGTGAGGGCATTGCGGGAATGGGGTTTGATATCGGCATTATTGACGACCCAGTAAAGGACGCGCAGGACGCGAACAGCGAGCGGGAGCGGGACACGAAGTGGGAGTGGTATGAGAACGTGTTTTATAATCGAGCCTCACCCACGTCTGGAATTTTACTGGTGATGACGCGGTGGCATCAAGATGACCTTGCTGGACGCCTACTCCATAAGATGGCGTTTGAGGGCGGGGATCAGTGGCGCGTAGTTAGGTTCCCGGCGATTGCAGAGCACGAGGCAGACCGGACGACGGACGGTGACCCGAGGAAGGAAGGCGACGCGCTGCACCCGGAGCGGTACCCGAAAGAACGGTTGGAGCAGATACGGGCAGTGAGCGGGAGTTACTCCTTTGGTGCGCTGTTCCAAGGCAACCCCACCCCTAAGGGTGGGGGTATAGTTAAGCGGGAGGATTTCCAATTCTACCGCCGCGCGGAGATTGAGGGTCATCCACATGCGTTCTTCGATTTGGTGTGCATCAGTGTGGACGCTGCGTTCAAGGACACCATTAACGCGTCCTATGTCGTGATTCAGGCATGGGGCCGACGCTCGCCCAAGAATTATCTCCTCGCACAGGTGCGCGCCCGCCTCACGTTTACGCGTACGGTGGAGGCGTTGCAGAAGATACGGATGGTGTTTGCTAACTGCAACGCGGTGCTGATTGAGGATAAGGCCAACGGAACCGCGATCATAGATGTGTTGAGCAAGAGCGTGCCGGGCGTGATCGCTATCGAGCCGATGGGCAGCAAGGAGGCGCGGGCGGAAGCGGTAGCACCCCTGATCGAAGCTGGCAATGTGATATTGCCCCACCCGGATGAGCAGCCGTGGGTGGAGCAGTTTATTTTTGAATGGCTCAGCGTTCCAACGGGCGCGTTCTGGGATCAAGTGGATGCCTGTTCGCAGTATCTTCTCCGCTATGGAAGAACTGTTCTTGTTAAGTTGACTGATATTGATACCATGATTTCTGAGTCGATAGTTACCACAATGGATTCTGGTTCCCCTTGGAGCATGTGAGCGTGGACACTTTACTGGTTTGCGACCGCACACACAAAGCAGAGGCGATTAAGCAAATGTTGAATCTCGGTGCTGAGTATTATTGTGTTGGGATAGGCGACGGGTTGTCAGGGCGCGGCTTTGATCGCGTTTTGGTGATTCTGCCTGTAATAGAATTGAAGTCATACGAGGTGGAATGGTGCCATGATTACTTGCCTTTAAAGTTATTTCCGGGCGGCAAAATTATGTACTTGAACTAACACGGATAGGAGGACGGGAGATGGTTAAGCGATGTGTAAACCCGGCGTGTGTGAATGAATTCACGCCGAAGAACACTAGACAGCGGTTTTGCTCCAAGTCATGTTCGGTAGCCGTGTATCGGCATAGTAAGACATGTACAGATGGTGCCGCACGCACCGACGCTCGGTACCGTGAGCATAACACGGAGAAGATGAAAGTGATTACCAAGGAAGCCAATAAGCGGAATTATTTGGTCGGAAGACTGCCCCCGTGGATGTTCACGTGATTATTTGGAGGATGAGCAATGGACCATGAACAGATTGCACGTGTCACACGCGAAGTGAACCGTGCGTATTGCTTGGCGTTAGGTGATGATAGTCAGCTACCCTGGAATGATGCCCCGCAGTGGCCTGTGGTGCACGCGCTGTTGGAGGTGTGAGTGATGGGTAACCTACTTAACAAGCTAGTATTGAAGTCACACTCGATGCAACACCGCGTGGCGTGTCTGCACCAACCTGGTGGGCATGATCAGGATACGCACGGTGGAAAGAAAGGAACAAACCAGCTCAATTTTTTTAGGTGCTACCAAAAAGTATTCACCGGAGTTACTGAAGGGTGCTAGTGTGGAACAAGGCCCTCCGGGACTAGCCTCTTGGATAATTGATGCTTCCCGGTCAAAAATCGGTGGGCCTTACCAGAAGGTTAGTTGGGCTCGTGAGGCACTTAAGGCAGCACGTGGTGAGGTGACTAAATGAAACGACGCGACTTTATCAAAGCTACAGGCGCAGCGCTCGCTGCGGTAGCGGTGCCGGTAGCAGCTCTGGCGGAAGAGATTCCATCGTACATTTATGAGGTAGAAGACACAGTGGAAATGGGTGAGATGATGGGTTACTTTGGGGAGGCACAGGACTTTGGGTTTCCGAAGATTGACTACGGTAAGAACCTGTACGTGTTTGATGAGAGTTGTTGGTTGAAGGTGGCATAATGAGATACCGCCGCCTGCGCTTCTCCGCGATCAAGTCAAACTACATCCGGCCCACGCGCTGGATATTGCTGCCTACTGTCTGTTTTGGTATTACAATTGGTGCGGGCGATACGTTTTACTGCCTTTCGTTTCATTGGCTGCGATTGGGTGTGGAGTTTTCCGCGGGCATGAGCAAGTGGTCGATTACGGAGGCGCGGGTGGGTAACTTGCGCGAGGCGTTGCGTGATGATGCGGGAGGGCTGGTGATATGAGCGAAGTGATAGCTGTGCTGATCTTTGTGATTGGTGTGGTGGTGGGATGGAAACTGCGTGCCGTGTTTGTGTTTTGGCGTAACATCCGGAAGCTTAGAAAGTTAGGATTCTAATGACCACCCCCCTTTGTATTTATCATGCGAATTGTGCGGACGGCTTTGGCGCAGCGTGGGTGATCCGCAAGGCGTGCGCGCCGCAGGAAGTGGAGTTTTACCCCGGTGTGTATCAGAATGCACCGCCAGACGTGACGGGGCGGGAAGTGGTGATGGTGGATTTCAGCTACAAGCGTCCCGTGATGTTGGAACTGGCCGCGAAGGCCGTGTCAATTCTTGTTATCGACCACCATAAATCTGCTGCTGCGGAGTTAGTTGGTCTGCCCGAAAACGTGCGCGTGGTTATGGACATGGAACACAGCGGTGCGATGCTGGCGTGGCGGTATTGTTTTGATGACGTGGAACCTCCCAAGCTGCTTTACCACATTGAGGACCGGGATCTGTGGCGGTTTAGGCTCCCGGGGACGCGGGAGATACAAGCCGCGCTGTTCAGCTACCCGTATGATTTCAAGACCTGGGATTGGGCAATGGGCGTAGACCCGTTTTACCCCTCGGAACAAGTGTTAGCGCAGTTGACCCAGGAGGGTGCGGCAATCGAGCGCAAGCATTTTAAAGATATCGGTGAGCTGCTCGGTGTGATGACGCGGCGGATGGTGATTGGTGGTCACGACGTTCCTATAGCCAACTTGCCTTACACGTTGAGCAGTGACGCAGGACACAAGCTGGCGCAAGGCGAACCGTTCGCCGCGTGTTACTACGACACACCGGGAGGTCGGTGCTTTTCGTTACGCTCTACCGATACGGGCAAGGACGTGAGTGAGGTGGCGAAGTGTTACGGCGGGGGTGGGCATGCACGAGCAGCCGGGTTCCGTGTACCGTTCACACACGCACTAGGATGTAACGTGGACATCGCTCCTTACATGGATGTGGAGCCTATTGTGAAAGCGTTTGCAGAGAAGGTGGTTGGTGAAGTTGTGACTTCAGTTATGACATCAGCTTATACGCCAAAGGTGTACGAAACTTACCGCAAGCCGGGGCCAACTGAAGTGATCGCGGAGGGGTGATACAATGCGTGATGGACTTTACCGCGTTGTGACTCATTACCTATGCGCCGGGTTTGTGATCAGGGACGGTATCGTGACGCGCGCAGCCCCAGTACTGTGGAAACGCATTGTGTATTGGGCAACGGTAGCGGAACGGGTCGGGGATTGAACACATATGGATCAGCGACAAATAGATAAGCTGTACGCCGAAGCGTTGGTAGCGACTAAAGGGGCTGTCGTTTACTCGGGGCACCCGGTGCAGTTACGCGCAGCAGTGGAGATGTTTAACGCATGGCCGCAGATTGCGGCTGGGCCATACGCGAAGATTTCCTCAGTCTCGGAAATTATTTATGGTGGTGACAAAACGTGAACATGAAACCACATAAGGAGCAGGCCGAGATTGTTCAGTCTTTCTTGGATGGTGTATCAGTACGATCAGTCGCCCGACGGTTTGGTTGCGCAAAGGGCACCGCGCTGCGTTACCGGAAAATTGCTGAAGCGCGGTATGGATTTCTGCCCGCATGTGGTTGTGGACGTCCTGCGGGGCATAAAGGCTGGTGCACGGGGCGGGTACGGAAGAGCGCAGCACGGCAGGCGTTGCTCACACGTTGGGGACGGTGGCAGTTGCGCCCGGTGCGCCGGGTCGTGGAAGAGGAACCAGCCAAGTGTGTACCCCGTCTGGTGCATGGGCATGCATATGGAGCGTCGTGATGAGCGAAGATCAGAAATTGGTGTTAGCTGAGATCAAAGCGTGTATTGCCGAGATGCCTACCGTTTCGCATTGGTTGGGGCGGAGATGGCTTCGGAATGAACCACAAACGTAAATCACCCCGTCGGCAGGTGCGGTGCTCGCTGTGCACTCCGCACCGGTACGGGAACAGCAAGAAGTTAGGCATACGGCGTCGCGAAGTGCGTCATGCTGCAACGGTAAAGGAGCAGACGCGACATGGCTAGTTTCCTTACATCTGCCCGCAACCGCTGGGGCGCGTTCGCCTCCGCAGTGCTCCCAGGCTATGGCTCGCTGTACTTTGCCCCACCCACGGTAAAGGAACCCTCCCGTAAGTTGCTTCAAACTCCGGAGGCGTTTGTTGACCCCTCGCGTCTGGTTACGGGGTGGAAGCAGTCCGCGTACAACCCGAGTTGGCTTGTTACGCGCAAGGGTCTACAGATTTACGATCAGATGAAAAGGGATGAGCAAGTCAAGGCCGCGTTGAAATTCAAGAAAGATTCTGTTTTGAGTTCTGGGTGGGAGGTTACGTCCCCCGGCGACGAGGACGAGGATTGGGAGGTGAGCCGTTTTGTGCGTGATACGTTTGATCAGTTCCCCGGTGGGTGGAACGCTGTCTTGGTCAACGTGATGAGCGCATTGGACTTCGGGTATTCTGCGTGCGAGAAAATTTACGAGGAAAAAGAACAGGGGGAATGGAAGGGTAAGCTGGTTCTCAATCGCGTGCAGCCTCTCAAACCACATTTCATTGACTTTGTGTCGGATGAGTTTGGTGTGCTCCAAGCTATCGAGCAGCAGAACGTCGGGCGGGAAGCTGGCTTGATGCCACCTGCCAAGTTTGTGATTTACTCCCACGCAGCGGAGTTCGGGAATTACTACGGGGTGAGTGATTTGGAGGCAGCATATCGTCCCTGGTGGACAAAGGATAATGTCTACAAGTGGCTTGCGGTTTCTCTGGAGCGTTACGGAATGGCTCCGCTGTTCGCGATGTACAACCCCAACTCCTACACCGGGGCGATGGTGGAGGAGTTGAAGAAGGTAGTCAAAGGGATACAGAACGCGACGATGGGCGTGATTCCCCGCGCGATGGCTACGGATTTGGAGATGTGGTCCCAGAACCTGGACAAGGGCAGTGGGGATTTGTTCCTCAAAGCGTTGGAACGCTTTGACCAACACATTGCGCGTGCGCTGCTGGTGCCGAGTATGATCGGGATGAGTGCGGACGAGGGCAAGACGGGATCACTCGCGCGGAGCGAGAGCCATCAGGACTCCTTTATGCAGGTGGTCTCGCAGTTGCAGATCGACCTCGCCGCGAGCGTGATCAATTCCCAAGTGATCCCCCAGTTGTGCGATCTCAACTTCCCGAATCTGGAATCCTATCCACTGTTCCGCTTCCTGCCCTTTACGGAAGCCCAACGGTTGGAGGTGCTTGGGGCGTGGGCGGAGCTAGTGGGTGGGAAGATCGTGAACAAGATCGAGGACGATGAGACGCATATTCGGAAGGTGCTCGGGTTCCCGGAAAACGAGAACCCGGAGGTGATCGAGGAAGAACCCCCTGTGATGCCGGGTGTGGGGGTGGACGCAGAGGGCAAGCCGATTAAGATGGGGGCGGATGGTAAACCGTTACGTTTTGGGCCAGACGGGAAGCCGTGGAAGGATCCGAACGCCAAGCCGGGATTTGGTGGTTTTGGGAAGAAGCCTCCGTTTGGCAAGAAGCCAAATCCGTTTGAGAAGAAAAAGTTCGAGCAGGATGATTCGGGAGCCGAAGGTGTCTGGCGTACGGTGCGTGGCAGGAAATTGTTTATCCGTAATGGTGAGGATGTTGCTGGTGCACTAGACAGGAGTCTTGGTGGCGGGGCTGACCCTGAGATTGTAAATGGTGCTGCATCCATAGCGAAGATGGATGCGGTGAAGCGTGATGATCTCGCGCCGTGGGACGCGCCTGGGGGCAATGATGCTTACAACTTGTACGAGGCTCAGCGCCTTCTACCGAAGCCATCTGATAAGTTGAAGCGGGTGACTGATAGTAACTCATTTAATTTGTCACAGGAGTTCGATTACATCGCGAATGTTGGGGGCAAGCATTACGGTATCAGCAAGTACGAGGACCCGGACGCGGATAATGATGACTCTAAATTTGTGTTCGCTTACCAGCGATTGGATCAGGGGTCGTTAGGGAAGGTGGTTGAAACACATACGTCCGATCCGGCCGAGCTGATCAAGTTGATGCCAACGGGTAAGCGTTGGTTTACACAAGTTGAAGAGATAGAGGGTGAGGTGATAGAAAACAATGTCATCGCTTTCGAAGACCAGTCTGAGGAAATGAAAACCTTCGCCGAGGAGCACGACGCAGTGTGGGTGTACGGGGAAGACGGACAGCGGGTAGCGGTGAGCGTGGAGGAATATCATCAACCAGGGGGGCATGATCAGGATACACATGGGAATGATAAGGACGACGAGTTAGACGACTCTGACAAAACCCCGCCACGCAGCATCAAGCATTTGGTATCGGTGGTGTTAAAACATATTTCAGGAGTCAAGAGTCTTAAGGTGCATCGGGGAAACGGTTATCACTATGCCACAGGGGTATTTTCAGATGGCAAGGACTTTGTGACTGGTAGTATTCCGGTAGCCAGATTGCACCACTTAAATATGGCCCGATGGGTAGGGTCTCTTAAAGATGCTGTAGATCAGGAGCGTAGTCAGTGAGACTTGGTGCCCCGCCCGAGATTCGAACTCGGAACCTACCGGGTCTAAGCCGGTCGCGACTGCCAATTGCGCCAGCGGGGCATGTATTGGTGGATGGGGAAGGAGTCGAACCTTCACGGCCTGTGCCGACCTCGGGGTTACAGCCCGGTGCTCTACCATTTGAGCGTCCCATCCTTTGTTCTGGTGGGCCGGGTGGGGTTCGAACCCACACTGAAACAACTTTTAAGGTTGCTGCGACTGCCAATTGCGCCACCGGCCCGGTAAATTATCCGAGTCGGTATCGTAAGTGTTTGGGAATGGTCTGGGCGGCAGGACTCGAACCTGCGCAACTGGCTTCCGAGGCCAGGACTCTACCAACTGAGCTACACCCAGAGGTAGGAGGTCGTGGTCGGTTGCGGTGTGCGTCGTTCATAATGCGGGCAATTATAATGGGTATTTCTGCGGGCGTAAACCCATGACCCAAATCCTAGCCTACGCGGACGAGCAGGGGCAGGTTTATGCCAAAGACCAGTCTGGTGAGGAAGGCGTTTGGCGCACCATGCGTGGACGAAAAGTATTTATCCGGGAGGGCGAGAGTGCTACAAATGCGGTGAATAGATCATTGA